CCTGGGCCCAAGACCCCCTTCAATACGGTGAACAATGGTTTTTCTTTGTCCCCGGAGGCTCTGCAAATTACGCGTTCCAGACGACTTCTTCTGCTATGAAGGTATCCATGTTGCCCCACGTTAAGGTTGATTTTGCCTCAGGTGGAACCGCAACCCTGGAGATCACTCGACCACCAGGTCATCCTTTGTTTAACATGGTAGAAGATCACCATCCCTGGGGAACGCTTTTCTTACAAGCTTTCCCTGGTACGTTTGGTAAGCGTGACGGTGCTAACATTATTACGAACATAGCTGTGCGAGCCCATTTTGAAGATGTTAAATTGTACAATCCTTCTCCAATAGTAATTCACACCCTCTCTGAAGTCCCTATATCCGCCAGAGGAATGGCGAAGATAGACGGAGTTATGCAGTTCTATGCCCTCTCCCGTCATATGAAGGATGTCAACGATATTGAAGACCGAATTCATACGCCGGCAGAGAGTCAATATCTAACTCAATACCACGAAGCGGGTGACCAGCTCCCATCGGATTGTATTGTACTAGCTCCAAGCGAAACACCCAATCCGCCGGTAGTTGGACAACCGTTTATGGGTCGATGTATTGTGCGAGTAGGTAACCGGCAATATGCCCCAGAGGACCCTGAGTTCGCTGGTATTATTGCTGCTATCCACTCGTACAATGAAGATCCTCCTGCAGTTGACGAGGTGACCCCTGTGAATCCTCACATGGACGGTGACTTCTTTCGAGATCTAGACCAAGCTGGCCGGGCATTTAACACCATAGCCGAAGCTGGTGCTACCGCCTACTCACTCTATAATATGGGTCGAGCTGCGTTAACTGGAGAGGAATACGAGAACGAAAGTCAGAATTTCGAAGCTCCCAGCATCGATCCTTCACTCGTCTCCAGTCACACAGTTTCTGTTCAAAGTCGATCTACTGAGCAAGACGTTGATATCAAGACCTATCAAGGTCCCCAGATGGATTACTTTTCGGGCCAGATTACGAAGGCGCCACCCAAGAACAAGCTTGCTGACATCTTTGCAAGGGAACATCTCGCGTTCTTTCGTGCCGCTGACCTTAGCT